ATCTATTAATGATAAATTATTAATAGTATATACATATTTAGTTTTATTTTTTATTTCTAAAAAGCGTTCAAATTCCTTTGTTTGTGTTATTTGACTTACAACAAATTTTATTTTGTGTTTTAAAATATTGTATATATTTTTATTAAATATTTGAAATATTATTCCTAATTTGTAATTTGTATAAATACTTTTAAATAATGATACAAATGTATCGGAAAAAGAAGCTATATAAAATAATCTATTAGGGAAATTCTTTAAAATATTATTTATTTTTTCTGCAATAATTATCTCATCGTTATCGCATTTAATATCTAAATAAAAAATTATATATTCGTGTGTATTCGTTAATATATCATTTAATTCAACAATATTACCTAACTCGCTTAATAGACTATTTTTAATGTTTTTTTCAATATCATCAATTACATAAAAGTCATCGTGGGCTAAAACAAGTTTAAGATCCTTAGTTAATCTTACATCAATCTCAATTATTTTACTTCCCATATTTACAGCTTTACTAATTGATTCAATAGAATTATCGACGCAATAAGCTGAAGCGCCCCTGTGAGCGATTATATGTAAATGATTTCTCATTATAATTATATAAATATAATTTATTTACGGATAAGCGATTAAATAAAAAACAGAATCTATATAAATGGATAATGATTTTTTAAAAAGTTTAGAAATTTTAAAATCTAACGGATTAATAGTTCATAGTTCTATAGAGCAAAAAACTATAAATGGTATAACAGGAATTTATGCTACTGAGGACATATCTGCTAATACTATAATAACTCAAATACCACATGATTTATGTATTACTGATAACAAAAATTTTAGTATTGTATTCAATAACAAAGAAATAAATACCAAATATAGCAAATATATTCATTGTGTAGCATATTTATTATACGAAAAAAATAATAAAAATAGTATTTATAAATCATATTTTAAATTATTACCTAAATTAGATGATTTAAAAAAAGGGGTAATAGATTTAAATTCAGAAATATACAAAGACTTGAAAAGAGTATCTACAAGCATACATACATATATAGAAAATGGTGATAAACTTTTAATTTCCAATTCTAATTTAATTAATAATTTTTTAAAAGAATATAATTTAATATATAATAAAGAAGAAATAGAATGGGGTATTTTATTTTATACTAAATATGCTTGGGCTAATTGTTTTTGTCCTATTTTGGATTTATTTAATCATTCAAATACGGCTCATACACAAGATTTAACTCCAATAAAGGACAGAATAATTAAAACATACAAAGATATTAAAAAAGGAGAGCAAATATATGACTCTTATGGAGCGAAGGATTTAGTAAGAATTGCATTAAATTATGGTTTTTTTGATAATAGTGATGATATATATTTTATAAGATTGCCCCAAATTTTATTCACTGCCAAAAATGAATTAAATTTTTTTAAAGCTGGTTTATTAATAAATAGAATTGGTGCTAAAATTACAAAACATACAGACAAAGGTATTAGTGTAGAGATTAGTGATATTTTTATTAGTTCTGATTATTTCAATAAAAATATACACGAAAATAGTAAACAAGCTAATACAAAACTAAATAAATTTATAGAAATACTTGTTGAAGTTAATTTACCATATGTTTTGAATATACAATCAAGTGATATACGCTCAAATAATTTTAATAGTAGATTAATGGAGCTATTGCTAATATTAAAAAACAATTTTCACAGCGATATATTAAAGTCTTCTAATGAGTATAGTAATGAACATCAACACATAATAAATGCAATAATTAAGAAACAAAACATAATTGATAAGTTAATAGAAGATTGTAAGAAATTACTGTAATATTTTAGATGTTAGAATGATATAAATGAGCTATGTATCTTTCAAATTGAAAAACTATTATATAATAAAAAATTGGAATAATATTTAAGCTATTTGTTTAATCGAGATTATACAACGCACCAAAAGTTTGTCCCTCAGGGACAAAACAACTTTGTCGCCAATCCCATTCAAATTTTGTATTAATATTCTTATATTCTCGCCATCGCCTTTGTATCCTTTGTACTTTAAATTCATATTCTGCATTTTTACAACTTAAACAACGTTCTATACAAATCATAATATCATTTCCAACTTTTTCCCAATCCCCATATGCTTCGCAATTTTTACAGTAGGACAAACTACCATCATCTTCTTTGAAATATTTTCCATTAATATCTTTAACATATGGATGAAGCCACTTATAATCTAAGGCACTTTTATCTACAATCATATTTTCCCATTCTTTGAATGGGCCTGGTCCCCATTCCCCATGTTTAGTTTGAAAAGATTTACCAAATTCACCATGGTCTTTTAATGTAGAGTATTCGTGCAATTTTCCACAATGAAGACGAAATTTAGGATAAAGTGTTTTTTTAAATTCAGCAACTTCAGGCATATGTTCCAAAGTAACTTCTCTATTACTAAGATATACAAGAATCGATAAAATATTTCCCATTTACTTAATTAATATTAAGTATATCTCTTAAATCAAATTTTTTTAAGAAATATACATTTATAACGATTTATTTAAATGAATCCATATTATTTGCAAGTCTTATTTGTTCATATGATACCCAAAAAATAAATTGCCAAGGAGCTAGCCTACTCCAAATAGGAATAAATCCTTTCCACAAACTCAAAACCCCTTCGTTTTTAACAATTTCTTTAGCCGTCCCAATCATAGTATTTTTACTATCAGCCATAATTCTAGTTTTTATTACATCGGCTGGAGTACTTAAAAATGTAGACCAAAACCCAGAATTAATACTCGCCAAAGCATGACAGTAAAAGGTATCGTCCATGTAATTAAGTAAATATTGTTTACCTGTATCATAGGCTACTAATTCTCCACCAGTCACCAATACAGCTCTCGAAACATTAGGTTTCCAACCATAATAAAATCCACGGACACCATCTTTTTTATACACACTTTTGATTATTTGAAACGGGGTATAAGATTTATTATTAGTTAATTTTTGAGTTTGTAATTTAACTTTAATTAGGTCTGTTGGTGAAGCTACTAACTGGGCTGTTCCCCCAGCCAGAGCGCCTGCCAATAATTTTTGACCAATAGAGGATTCTTCACTTCTTATCTTTTCATATACAGATACCCTTGTTGTTGTATAAGCCCAATGTCTTACAACTGCCGGGGCTATAGATGGATAAAATCCTCTTATACCGTCGGTTTTGAATACATTTTTAAAAATACCGACTGTTGAAATATTAGTTTTTTTATATTGTTTTTGGGTTTTAACAAAGTCTATGGGGTGAGTACATATTTCAGCAAACATAGAAGAAATTCCAATAAAAAATAAATCCTTCATATATTATAAAATATTTTAAATAAAAAATGTTTATTTAAAATTAAACACTCATTATAATATAAATGAGAGAAATAGAGATTTTTTCTATAATAGTAGGATATATGTATTTATTTATATCTATATTTATAGGTGTTGTTAAATTGGCATTTATATTTTTAAAAAAACAAATTTTACCAAATGCATTAGTATATTATCTTTTAAAAATCTTAAGTGGGACAGCTGGATTAGCCTATGGATTAACATTCTTAGATAAAATATCCTATTATTTAGTGACTCCGTTTTTGGCGGTGTTATCGTTGGATTTTATAATCTTGGGGGTGGTTTCTGTATTAAATCTAAAACAATATTTTAATCGTCTACAACAAATACACCCCCAATTAATCGAAAATAGTAAGTCCAATAATTTTAATACCCCGAAGAGACGAAAATTAAGGAATAAGAAACTAAAACGGAGTAAATCAGATAATAATTTACAAGAACAAGGAGAAAATAAATTACGTTCAGTAAAATCCACAGGGGATATAAAAAAAATGGAACAGGATTATATGACAACTTATATAAGTAGTATTTTAGCAGAATATAATTATAGTAATCGATATATTACAAATAGTTCTATACAATTAATAGAAAATAATAGTAGAACGACATCCCCAATAAAACCACAACAGAAAAATAAAATAGCAAAAAAGCCCAAACGAGGAAAAAAAGGCAAAAAGAAAAAGAAAGATAAAAATACTAAGGATTTTATAGAAGACGAGACAGAAGAAATAGGCGAAGAGATTTTTGAGGAAGTGGAAGAAGAGGAAAGCGACGAGGAAGACGATGAAAGCGACGAGGAAGACGATGAAAGCGACGAGGAAGACGATGAAAGCGACGAGGAAGAAGATGAAAGCGAAGATGAAGACGATGATGAAGACGATGAGGATGGTATAATGGAATATGTTGGAGATTATATAGAGGGTATTTTAGATGGATAATAACTCTATATTTATAGACCTATAGCAGACAATATTCGTTTAGTTAATGGTTTGCTATTATCAGCTGCAGGTGGTGGTTCGTCCAATAAATTACCTTTCGAAAACTGAAGCATGATAGCGTGAATGTCCTTGGTTAATATTTTTGTATCAGATACATCGTTATGAACCAGTTCGATATTAATATTTAATTTATTAAATTTGTCTGTGAAGTCTTTATTCATTTCGTCTAATTTATTAAATTTACCCATAAAGTTTTTATTCATTTCATCTAATTTGGTAGAGTGGTCTAGGTATTGTTGAGTCATTATATCTGACATTTGAGAGACCTTATTATTTATATGCCTAATATCTCTTCTATTATTTTGCATAATCCCATAAACACTTGTAGTATATCCAGTTATTCCATAATATCCCAAAAGACAAACGCAAGAACCAAGAATAATAGCATGAAACATTTTTAATATAGAGACATGGTGTCCATTTAAAATCAAATTTAAGTTACTTATATATTTTACCAGTCATAAAATTATTTTAACTAAATTAGAATTTATTATTTAAAGCGGTTTTTACTACATTAAATAATAATTGTTTAATATGCAAGATCTAATAACAAAAGAACAGGAATGTATTAACTCAATCGAAGAAATATTTGAAAATCTTTTTAAATTCGGAAAAGACCGTTCAACATATTTAATAAATAGATTCCACCCTATTATATATAATGGTAAAAGTGCTATTATTAATTCAAGCAAATATCCATTATATATGCGGACGGGGGAAACACTTGCTGTTATACAATTAGCAGTAGCGATATGGCAACGAGGCGACCTCGTAAAACCAGTTCAATTTTGGGAACCTACCTGTAAAAGATTATTACCTGATTGGCGGCGGCATTATATTGAATATACTTCGATCAAAAAATATTATGAAGAATTACCATTAATAAAACATACTATTTTAGGAATTTTATTAACATCGGAAAGAATAGATGCTTTTCGAAACTTTGGCTGGAAGGTAGCAACTTATTTAAGAAAGAAACCAAAAGACTACAATAAAAAAATTCGAGAAGCTTATATAGCAAAATCACAGGATATTTGGTATAGTAATGCACCCCATATTGAATATGAAGACTTTATCAAAATTTCTTAAATAATGGCAATGTTAGCTGAAAATGTTTTTGTTTTTTTATTTATTTGATAATTTCAATTCTAATTCATTAATACGCTTTTCTTGTTTTTTTAAAATATCTAAAATCGCTACAAATTTATCGCTGGTTTCCGCGTGAATAGTTGTTACTGGATGACAAAGCAGGGTGTTTGATTTTATTGACCCGTGCCCCAGACTTGCTCCATTAATTTTAACAATAGGATTGGGTGGATTTTCATTATTTGTAACATCACCTCTAATAAATCTATTGTGATTATTAAGCTTTTCGCGAAATAACATTTGTTTATATTTAAAAAGCGTAGTATTTCGAACATTATGATTAAAAGAAGTACTATTATATGTGTTCATTTGGACCGCCAATAAGCGCAATAAATCACCCGACCCAACTTTATAAGTAATAGGAACATCATAAGATAAATCCTGCCGTATAATACTTTCCAAATCATTTATAGTATTATTACTATTATTCTTAATAGATACTGTTTGTTTTTTTTCAAAACTTTCTAATACTTTTTTAATTTTTGCCATATTTTTGTTCGTGTGTATATTAATATTGGATTAAAATAACTTAAAATATATAACATATAATATTTGTTACTGGTAATGGGAAGCAGTCACTAATAAACTTTTGAGGTTTTATTAACTACATAACTTTTTAAAACGTCAAAAGCGCATTCATTCTCAATATGGTTAGGAATTATCAAGTCGCATTTATGTTTAAAATTACTAATATATTTATGATACGCTGGTTTAACGAATTGTTTATACTGTTGAAGAACGCTATCCAAATCACGCCCGCGCTCACCTATATCTCTCCTTATTCTTCTCATAAGACATACATCTAAATCGGTATCTACAAATATTTTCATATCCATCATTTCTATTATAGATATACTACACATAGTCAATATACCTTCTAATATTATAACCGAGCCTTCGAAATCTATCGCACTATATCCTGTTCGTTTATGAGTTTTAAAACAGTAATTCGGTATCTCGGAATAGGTACGGGTCTTAAGAGCAGTTAATACCTTTATGAGAGCATCGAAATCAATTGCTTTCGGGTCATCGAAATTATATGTAGCCGAATCTACACCATCTGGAATTGATTTATAAAAATTATCTTGGGATAGAACATAACATTTTTCTTTTCCAACTTCTTCGGCAATCTTATTTGCTATAGTTGTTTTACCAGAAGAAGAGGCACCTGTAATACTAATCATATACATATTTTTGACTTAAATATCATTTAGAAATAATACTTATATCAAAATAAAAATATGTTTTTATTTAGTTATTTTACTGGTTCGAAACCGTGGGTTCTTCTTTCTTTCCAGAATCCCGGACCGCATCCGTTTTATAATCACACATCAGAAAAGGAGTATTTTTAATTTTTCGCGCTCCGCAAGCACTAAGTTGCCGAAGCTTCAGTTTAAAATGTGAAAACTTATTTATATGGTGTTTGGTATCGAGGTTAGGTTCCGCATTTTTATAGTAAATTTTAGGATTTTTAGGATTATGCCCACTGTTCTTTGAATATACCGAATACGAATGGGTAATAGCACACATCTCCTTATATGGTTTAGTTTTTTTTACAAAGGAAGAAGGAATTCCTAAACTACAACAATCACTGACGAACTTATTTTTAAATCCAAGTAGTTCCTTATTAATAGCAGCAAGTTCTTCCCTCTCACTCATATCCCCCCTGTCTTTATACATTTCGGTCCGCGAATATTCTTCTATATGTGGAATAGTCCTATTAAATACTCGCCAACTCTCATAATCATACATGCTACGATTGAACTTTAATTTGTCTTTTTGGTAATTCTTTAGTGGTTTTTCATTATATTCCAAATTGTACCGCTGTGCTGCCACAGATTTATTAGACGTTTCGGTATCATATATCATGGCCATATTGTTTATTATATGATACAAGGGTTATATCATATAATATTATCAAAATTTTATTAATTGACTATATTAATTCTATTAGAATAGTATATATTTAAATATATATATTAGTTTTATTTGTTATGTAAGTTCTGCACATGGGACAAGTAATATTAACATTTTGTATACATTCTCTGCAAAAAATATGCCCACAATTAAGAATAGCCATATTCTTTATATTAAAGTTTTCCAAACAAATAGGACAAGCTGTTTTATTAAGTGTTTCATCATTAAAAATATTTAATAAAGGTTTTATGAAATTGTTTATCTTTTGCTTAACTGATATTTTCTTTATCTTTTTCTGTTCGGAACATCTTTTATGCCATACATCTCCATGACCGCATTTGCATTTATATCTAATATCGCTATTAAAAAATAAAAATTTAGAACAATTACATAGTTCGCACCCACGTCTATTTATTTTATTCATAATTACTATATTATAATTAAAATATTTTTATGATTTTACTTTAATGACCAAAGACCATCCTTAGATATATTAACTTTAACTATTGGATTATACAGCGCTTTTTGTGAATTTTTTACAACAATACGGTTAGAGTCATAACCTTGGCAATGGGCACCAAAGTGGAAAAATTCTTCGAACTCGCATTGGTTTAGAGGTTCAAATGGCTTATAGAATGATATTTTGTCGACAACTGCTCTCCAAGCCCTAAAACGATATGGTTCAGGCATTTCAACCAAACTCCAACTGAGACCTTTAGGGTTGATAGCTACAATATCGGTCATTCTTGAATATATAATTTCTAAAATATATTCAGAGGATTGATTATTAATCAAATTTTAATTCTTGTTTGAAAATTCCATGAATCTATGCACATATCTGTTAGTCTAAGTTCGGTCAAAAATCCTAATATATTTTTACTTTTAGTTGTATCACAATAAACACTTTCATTATCTCCTGGTCGCCGAGGCTGTAATTTATATGGCACCGATACATTATTAATACTCCTAAATGTTTTTACTACATCCAATACTGAATATCCTTTACCGCTACCAATATTAAAAAAATTTACACCTTTTAATTCGGATATTTTATTAATAGATAGTAGATGTGCTCTGGCTAAGTCCATAACATGGATGTAATCTCTAATAGCTGTTCCATCTTCAGTATTATAATTTTGTCCAAATATAGATAAAAACTCGTAACCCTTAATATCAGAATCAATATTATTCCGATAGGCTACTTTTAAAATATAAGGCATTAAATTATTTGGAATACCGGAGGGATCTTCACCTATAAGTCCTGATGGGTGGGCACCTACGGGATTAAAATATCTAAGCGATATACAATTAAATTTTTTATGACTATTACAGACATCTTTAATTATTTCTTCAATCATATATTTCGTTTTACCATAAGGATTTGTTAAGTTTCTTCCCGTTTCCACGGTTTCGCATATAGGAGATTCTGAGTTTCCGTATACAGTTGCCGAAGAAGAAAAAACTAAATTAAAGCACCTATATTTAATCATAGTTTCCAATAAATTAATTGTAGATGTTAAATTATTTTTATAATATAATAGTGGTTTATTAATAGATTCATTTACAGCTTTAAGGGATGCCAGGTGTATAACTGTGTCTACATCGTGCGCTTTAAATATATAGTCTATATTATTTTTTAAATCATCTTTATAAAATGTAAATGTTTTTCCGGTTATTTTTTTGATTTTTTCAATAACATTTAATTTAGAATTGGTCAAATTATCCAGTATAATAATTTTATAACCATTATTCAAGAGTGTAACAGCTATATGAGAACCTATAAATCCAAGACCACCAGTAAGAAGAATAAAGCCCATTATGTAATAATTATATAGTATTGTATTTAATATAAAAAATATATACAACTATTATAATGGAAAAATTAGTATTATGTTCAAAGTCATTATATGATATTGATATGGTTGCAAAAACTAATAAAATTAAGGAATTAGAAAATAAATTAAAAGGCCCCCCACATAAAATATTTAATACGTTTGGGGAATTCCAATGCTTTAAAATACTTTTTTTAAAAAAATCCAAAAAAATAATAACAGAGTGGTGTAATAAAATATCTAAAAGAAATTTTACAAATAAAAGTTATTTAATTCGCGGCCTTAAAACTTGTAATTATGACCATTTTTGGCACCAACATACTATTACCCCGCAATTTGACCCATTAAAAATACTGTTAGTTGGTGCGTTGCATGAATTATATAAAATAGAGCATTTTAAAAATATAAACTATTATTTTCATGACCTAATTGATAAAATTTTTATAGGCGTAACAGGAACTTTTTATACTTTTACTCAATTGGATTTAGACTTTGAAGATAACTTTATAGATATAATATATACCAGCTTTGAAAAACAAATGTATATGCATCTATTTTTAAAAGAAAAACACTTTGAATTAAGGTGTAATAGTTGTGGGGAAATAAGTAAAATTAGTTGGGATAACATATGTGAAAACTGTAAATTTATTAAGACATTTTAACATTTTTTAGTAATATATATAATATATAGCTGACTGGTAAAAATAACGACCAAGAAACAGACCGCCACGACAAATTACCTTATAAAAAAATATTAAAGATACTTTTGCCTTATATTATAAATGACATCACTTAGCTCGAAGGACTCATTGCTTATGTTAGAAGAAATTATACAGGAAAATAGTTTATACGATGTTCCTGTCGAATTTATAGATGATACATTTGGTATAGATATTAATGTTACCCAACCTTCAAATGAAATACTCAGAACGACCTTTTATCAATATTTAAAAGTTACATTCAGAAAATTGGTCGAGTGTCAAGAACTAAAAATAACTCCTATTAAAATGCCAAAATATCCATTATACTCATTTAATAATGCCAAACTCGGAGATATTAGAATATATGGACAAACGATTATACATGACTCTCCGTCACCACTTATTCATGCGGAAACTAGTGATAAATTTAAGTTGATACTGGATATTCTTAAGACACACGAAGAACGTCTAGATGAGCTTGAAATTATGGTAGATATATAAATTTATTAAGGTATGTTAATCTAAAGATTCAATATCTATATAATCGTTACCAGCTCCTTCAAAAATATTTGTTATTAACCAATCATTTAAACTTCCATCATTCATATTGTCTAAATAATTCATATTGTCTAAATAATTCAATTCGGGTGAAGAGGAATTATAATTCTGTTCATAAATAGAAGAGTCTCCCCCCCATCCCCCAATAGGACAACAGCACAATCCATTTATATCTTTACTACACTTGGGTCTATTCATTTCTTGTTCTAAATCTTTAAGTTGCTTGCGTAGATTTTGTATAGTGTTTCCACGGCGCATTATAATAAATTTCTTTCTTAGATTATCTTCAACCTCTTTGGTAAGAATAGTATTCATATATTTGTTAATATCTTTTTCACCACTTAATTTAAGCTCATATTCTTCAATTTCATCATCAAAGTCATCAATTATTTTTTCTAAACGATTTAATTGAAGAGATTGGTCATAAACTGTTTCCTTATAGCTTTCTAGTAAAATTGAATCTTGTTTACTAGGTTGAACTTTGTCGAATATAGTTTCTCTGCAAAAAACACATTTATTGCGTGTATTGCCTTCTTCAGTTCCAGTATTTTTAGCTATACAGTTTCCAAAACAAGCGGTACACATTTCTGCTAAACAACAAGGCATAATGCTCTTTGCAGTAGAAATAGCATTGCAGCAAATTACACAGCTCATTCTAATAGGATTAATATGATTAATAATTAATACATTAATAATCAAATTTTTTTAGGTATTTTATTGACCACCATAACGGCTCACGACTTGGATAGTCTCAAGTAATAAATTATCGTTAATTTTTAATTTATCAAATCCCAAACCACCTCTTTGGTATTTAGGATCTCTACTCTCAAATATTTTAGTATTTTTATAATTTATATAACTAGTTTTCCAATCATTATTATGTCCTAAAATTTCAGGAAAGAAATATATAACTTGTTCTGAATCAATACATATATTTATACTTAAATCTTGCCCCCATCCCGTATTAGAATCAGTTCTTTGTACATGTAGTTTATTATTATCTATATTAAAACGAAATGTATCTTTAAACTTTTTCCCTTTAATATCAATCCGATATTTAATTTCATTCGGAAAATATAAAAGATTCATACCTTTGGTATTTGTATTAGAAGGACCTATTTTAATGGGTATTTTAATTGTATTTATGATATATTTGATATCAGGTTCGATTTTATTTACATTTAAATTATACTTTAATAAATTATACATATCAATAGTAGGACCCAGATCGCAATTATAAGGTTTGTTTATTAAAAATGATAAAAGACAGGCAAATATTAAAGGATTTTTAGTTTCAGAGAAATTAACAATAAAGGCCTGAAAGCAACTATTACCTAAAGCAGATAAACAAGTGTAAAATGTAACATCTTTGTCTAAAGTATCAATATTTAAATAAGGAACGAGATCTATATCGGCATATACTCCACCATTTATATAAAGTTTACACAATCTCCATAAGTCAGCTTTATACATACCTTCTTTAATTGAACTAAATAAATTAGTAACATCTTCGTTAAAATTTTTTAATAAAAATGCAATACAATCTTTATCTAAACTAAAATCTATTTTATAATCGCTATTTAAATTATTCCATCGACTAAAAACAAAATCAGGAATAGATTTTTTATAGGTCATATATATAGTTTTATTAACATCGTCTCGTATTTGTGTTTTATTATTACTACTATTTATATTAACAGTTGATTCAGGGACGTATTTATTTAATGTTGTTTCAATATTATTTTTTATTTCTTCCTCCCAATTATTTAATGTCAACCAAAATTGATGTCCGCCAAATGATTTATTTTGTTTAGTATACATAAAATTTTCAATACTAAATTCCATAGCAGTCCGAATATCCGGAAAATTATATTTATTTTTATCAGGAAATTTAGGAATTCCGGTAAATGAAATACTAGAAAGAAGAATACTAAAAAACAAATCTTCGGCTTCATTCTTATATATTTTTTTTAACCACGATTTATCATATTCACATAATATTTTCATAAGTTCAATATTTCTTATTGATAACCCGCCATTACCAACGATTAATTCCCGTTTATTATAATAATTAATATGAAATGGGGCACCAATATAATCATAGCATATATAATTTTTAAATAAATTTTCATTAAAAATATACGTAGCTGATTGATAAATTAGACATTTTTTACTTTTAAAAAGACTCCAAAAATGTTTATTAGTTAGTAATCTATAATACTTTAATTGACTATCTATCTCGATACCATCATTTAACTTTATTAAATTAATATTACTGGAAATATTATTGCATAATTTAAGCATATATTCCCAATTATCTTTAGTACATACAATATAATGTGAAATATTTTCACCCAGTTTTAAAATAGTCATTCTTATAATAAATTCAATAAAATTGCTACTTCTATTATCAATAAAAATAGTACACATATCGTGTGTTTTTTTAAAATTAGGTAGTTTACATTTTCTTAAATTATTTAAATAAGGTAAACAAATATTTTTATATTTAACAAAGTTATTTTCAGAAAAGTGATTGATATTCATATATATATATATATAAATGATATTATTTATAAATTATCTACATAGTTATAAATTTCTCTAAAATTTGGAACACCCAAACCATAAACAGCATCAAAACCTTTCGTAGCATGATAGCCCCATTCGCAGTCCGCTTCTTCGGTAGAATTATTTGAACCAATTTCGATATCTTTAAAACAATCGTCGCAACTATTAACCATATTATATAATAATGGTGCTACGGGTCCAAGAGTAGATTTTCCTTTGGATACTCTCATATTATTTAAGATTGAAATCATAGCAGAAACACTTGGGGCACTGGCACTCGTTCCGTCAACAGTAGAATATCCCTGTGGCGTATTAATAAGGTAATTATGTGAAACTAATGATACATCTGGGTAAATCCTACCATTTTTGTTATACAGCTTGTTAGGTGGGAGATTAGTACTTACATTTAAAAAGTGATTAGAAGCATTTACTTGCCAAAGGGGTCGGTTAAAGAAGTTACTAAACCCACCACCTGAAGTCCAACCACATCGGTCTATATTACAATTAAGTTCTACTCCCCCGCCAATACAACTGTTTTTTTCACACATCGGTGTTTTAGGATTTTTAATTTCTGTGGCGTTCATAAATATTGTCCCCCCGACCGCTAAAACCCACGGACTTGAGGCTGGGAATGCTGGATTAAGAGTATTATCCCCATTACACCCTTCATTTGTCCTACCAGGTGCACCCGCATCCCCAGAAGACGCTACTAAAGTAATCCCCCTTAGTCCTAATTTCATAAATTCAATATTTGTTCTTTGTGAATATTCCTGAGCACTTACATTTAGTAAACAAGTTGGAAATACGGCAGAGTCGCATTGGTCCCATTCAGCCCAACCATAAGACATACTCAATACCTTTGGTGGATTTTTACTTTTGAAAATAAAATTAGAAAACTGATAAAGCCAATCCGAAACAGAAACATAGTAGAGTAAACTATTATTATTGATACCAGTCTGATATTGAATATCCAGGGTGGCCTCAATATCAGGATCCTGGGTTGCGGGGTCGCACTTCCCCCAAAAATGATTGTGTGGGACCGTATTATTAGGATAATTACTATCATTTAAGAACACTTGCAAATCATCGTTATTATAACATTGGTCATTTAAAAACTCAACCACCGACTGTGATGAGTATTTAGAAGGAGTTGCATAAGTAACGTTGTATAATGCGTGGATACTTTCAGGTGAAATTATCATTTGGCCGGCTATGGTATTTTTAGCTCGGGGTTTGAGAATATCCCGCTGGTAATGATTTCTGTAACCAAGAATCATATCAATATGTGGCTTAACATCATCGGGTAAATGATATATAGTTTTTTTATTTTGCCCCAAAGAAGTATTAAATAGGCCGTTTATTTGATTTTTAGTCCCAGAGCATTCTAAATTATCGGTATTATTAATATAAACAATATTGTTTTTATTTAACCAATTAATTAATGGGTCATAATTTAAAGGCGTGATAATATGTTCAATTTTATCAGTTGTTAGCCATTGGCCATAATGTTCTGAATATGGGTTTGTTCGTTTAATTAATTCCTGTTCTAAAATGTCTATATTTTGCTGTTGTAAAAGTATATTAAATCGCATAATTCTATTAGGGGGATTGATGTATAATGTATCCCAAATATTACCAGGTAGTAAAAACGTAAAAAGACTTAAAAGATTCATTGTATATACAATAATTTATTTAATAAACTTTATATAGTTTTAAAATTTAATTTCCAGGGACAGGTTAATATATGAATCTATTATAATGTGTTTAGCCACATTTAAAAATTTTATTGTCAAATGTATAAACAAATTATTTAATAGATCTATAGAACGCGGAGCTGCCAAATCGAATGCGATGAGTAATAATTTAAACAAATATATTAACCAGATGTAATTTAAAACATATGGAGATTAATATCTTAATATATTACAAAGTGTTATTATGGGAGGTGTAGAAAGTAGCTTAATTCAAGAAAATGAAATAATTAATTGGTCGGTGAGTAAATTATGGAAAATAGGATTTACCGCGAGAGGCCAATCACCGAGCTTAGAAATATTAGGAGATATTGCTATGAGAGCTCAAACCGAAGATGAAAAAAATTTAACGACAGAGGAAATTTTTAAAAATGAAGGAGAGGCATTTTTAAAAAAAAATAGTAAAATAGGAGTTTGGAAATCCGGAGGTCGTGGAACGCTGCATTTTAAAGATATAGGATATGACGACAATAGTAATGTTATAATTACTTTGAATACTACGAATCTGGAAAATACAGAGGAGCTCTCGTTTACTTTAAACTGGGGGAGAAGAAACAAATGGGACATGTTTAGTAGTCCAGAAGAATTATTAAGAGTAGCGTTGAATGAATCACTTGGGGAATCTAAAAGTGTAGCGAGTGAAATTTGTAGAAAATATAGGTGTAACAAAAATTACAATGATTATAATACTAATCGATATAATAGATATAATAAACCGGGTATCCATATTAGATTAGGAGGTTCAAGTAATTTATATAAGTATATAATAAATCCCAATACTGGTGATAAGGAAAAGGTTACTAGTAAAATAGGAAAAAAAATTTTAAGTAATTATATGGCGTTACTAAATTAATGTTTACCATGGCTTCTAATGATATATCTAACTTGTAAATACAATTTTCTATGTTTAGGATAATCCTTAATACTATAGAAATAGTCTTCCCTATAAGAGCGTTTTAAAGATGCCCCCCTGTTTCTGATATTCCTAATGTGGCTATTTCTATAATATAAAGTCATATTAGTTTAGCATGCAAGCTTAATATATAAGCATATAATTCTTTTAATATCAAATTTTTGTATTTTAATATAATTCTAACACATTTATTAGAAGTATATTTATAAATGATTGGCAAGTTTATATAAGAGGGACCTTATTTTAATAACTATATTCCTAAAACAATTATCAGCATTTTCTTCGTTGTTTACAAAATCCGAAATATCATCGATAAATTCATCAAAAATATCTGATTCGGAGTCACTATCTTGTTTACTTAAATTATGTTTAATACACGTTTCCATGTTGTAATATAAATGAATTTATTAAAAAACCTGCTAAAAATTAATTTCAAGAAAATAAAAAACTAACAATAATCACGTGTTCTACATAGTACATAGACGATATATAATAAGTATTATTAATAATGGTTTTAATATATGGTACGTATCATTAAACAAAGATAGTAAAAGAAGACAGTCGCAATGTGCTTGCGGCAGAGGTCATGCGCTCTGGGAGACGAAGAGGTGGAAGCGCAACGGGTGGTCGACGCGTAACAAACTCCCTAACCTGTCGCTTGGATTTATTCGTCTCTTCGCAGGGCGCCTGCGCAGCATCCTCGAGTTCAGCCACACGGTTCCGTAGTCCCTTTGTCTCGCTTGCCGCATTTCGACACATGATCTCGCTATTGAACGTCATCCGTGCAATTACGCTGCGCAGCTCAGATATGGTCCGATCGTTCTTACTCTTCGCCTCGCGCATCTTGTAGAACGCATGCGTTATTTTTTCTAGTGTTTCCTTAGTTTTCGCTGTTGTCGCAGCGGCCGTTTTCGCGTTATCACGCTCCGTTTTGCGTAATGTTTGTCGTAGCCGAAAGACTTCGGTCTTTGCTTTGGACAATTTTTCGGTCTTCGAGGTTCCATTCAGGATTTTAAGAGGTGTACACATTTGGTTCTATGTAGAAAAGTATTGCGATTTCTACAATCATCTGAATTTATATTATCAAATTTATAACGATATCTGTTTTAAAAACGATTAGTATACATTTAACGTTGTAAGGTTATATTTTTTAATCACACCGCTGACGTTCTTAGACGACACTATGCTCTTTATTTCTTGCCCTTTGTTTTAATAACAGATTTTATCAAGTTTTATACCGAAGCAATAGTGAGATGGTTTTGGGGGGGTGGATTTTCACTATCATCTTCTTCTATAGATTCAACTGTAGCATCTTTTATATTTTTAGATTTTTTTTTCTTTAAATATTTTTGAATACCGAATGTAAGTTTAATAAAAAAAAGTATAGAGGTAATTATAAATGGAATAACACCTGTTATAATAATAGGAATCCCGTCATAATTTTTATCCAAAATAAATCCAATACCATAAAGGCAATATAAAAGACAATCAACAAGAATAATTATTAAATATGGATATGATATATTTTTACCACTTTTATGTAAAAGCATAGTATATATCTGTGGTAATTGAGTAGCCAAAGCAAAAGCTATGGAAGCGTAACCGCATAATACGAAAAAAAGAAACATTAATTAATACTATATAAAAAATTTTATATGGAAATAATTAAACTTTATAAAAGATTTACACTTTGGAACCAATTCTTAGCCTTTTTGGATTTTTTTATAGCTTCATCCGCTAGATATTTATCAACTGTATGATATGTCTTCCCTTTAAGAATAAATGAATTAACACGGGCATGTCCCCATTGTTGCATATTTGCGCCTGGGCGATGTCCAGTTCTCCAAGCGGCTAAACCTTTATTATACACAATCTTTATAATACTTAGTGGTATCCCAGTTATTTTAGATTTTTCTTTAAGACTTTTACTATTAGGATAATTTGTATTCCAGATTTTAGTATAATTAGATTTTTTAGTTTTTATTAATTTACCTTTTATATAATCTGTAGCAAATGGTCTATATGATTTGATATCATCGGAGTTGGTTTTACTACCTTGCTTTATTCTTTTTAATCTCTGTTTAGTCTTTTCAGGTGTTAGACCCTTAAAATATTTATAAGGTGCATATACTTTACTATTTTTTAATATTTTTTGTATTTCTTGATAATGTTTTGATTTACCTCCCAATTGATTTATATATTTTACCAGTATTTTTTTACCTTTATTAGAAAGAATATTAAATTGTTTTTTTGAAATAGGGTCATATATAAAATTATACATCTCTTACTATATATTTATAAAAAAATATGTTAATAGATATAAATATTATATTCACGAATTTAGCCTTTCTTCTGACCAGAGAAGTTCGGTCCGCAAGCAATATTTTAAGTCATCGTTCTTAGTCGCGTCCCATAATAAATCTGGATCATTTGGATTGTTTCTACTATATCGATTGAAGAGCCAACGATGCCGCCAAAATCGTTCTTTTTGTTCTTCGGTGATTTCGCTGAAACATACCCCTTCATCCCAAAACTTAGAAGAGTGCTCAGCGACCAAAAGCTTTATAGCTTCTGTAGTCTCCATTATAGAAGCATCTAGCTCCCTGGTTCGAAGGGCGATTTTATCCAATACTTCCGTTTTTCTTTCACAAATTTTTTTATTAATCCATGATACTCTGTGTAGCGCTCCATCCCGTTCAATTTCAAGTTCAACGGTGTCACTTATTCCATCTATAATATCAATGGACTCCTTGTATTTTTCCAGTTTTTCAAGTAGCATTTTATTTTTCCATTCAATATCTTGCTGAACAAGAATCTGTTTCTTTTCCTGTGAAGCTAATCGATTACTATATTTTTCGATTTCAGCTTCTCTCTCAAGCATCACCTCCCAACTATCTTCGCCTCTCTTAATAGTTTCTGCCTGTGTTTTATTTTCTTTACGGAGAAATTCAATTTGGCGTTTTAGTTGTGGGACTGCCTCTGTAAGAGACATATTATACATTTCGCGCGTCCGACGCCCCAGGCGTTCATTTAATTCTAGAACTTTTGCTTGTAGGAGTATACATCCATCACAAGGTCCGGGGTTTGGTTTACTGGCCCATCGCGTTCCATCTTTTGGTAAAAGAGAAGACATAGTTGTAGTAAGTACTAACCAATTAAATTTCAGATTAGACTTAATCAAATTTATTTTTTTGAATAAAAAACTAATATATGGTATTAGTTATAATATGTAATCAATATTATCAGTATTTAAGTTATCTAATAAGTATGATATTATTGGTTTTCCATAAATATTAATTAATGCTTTAGGTTTTTTATAACCGTTTTCTTTAAATCTTTGCCCAACACCGCCAATTGGTATAATTATTATATAAATTAAATTTAATTTAATAGAATTTTAATTTATATATTTCAAAAGATCCTTATTTTCATTTTGAGACTATTATCTTTCATAATAAAAAAATGAATTTTAAATTAATTGATAAATATGATAAATCAGATATTAATTTTAATTGTTTATTTAGATATTATATTTTGAATCATTTAAACTATCAGCCTTTTTTTACTACTTATAATCCAGCAATTTACATAAATAAAGCAAAAACAATAACAATTAGCTAAAATTAAATTATTAATTAAGTCGGCGTTTTAAATGTTCAAATGTGTAAAAAAATACAAGGTTTGATAATATATTAAAGTATATATTATATAGAAGTATATATGAGAAATGTGACCATTTATCCCACGGGAGGATTATGTAATTATTTGAGAGTTGTTTTTTCATACCATGAATATACAAAATCCATATCGTCAACATTGACTGTCATATGGATAAAAACGGCTGCATGCCCGGGTTATTTTTTGGATTACTTTGAACCAATACAAACCATTCATTTCATTACAAACATTCACACAACAAATAAGATAGCGTATAAAGGATGTAGTCGTGCGCCACCCCCACACAACAAACCAAACTATGCTGAATTAAAGATTAAACCATATTTGCAAAACATAATACAACAGAAAGTAAACGTATTGAATAGCAATTACATTTCAGTTCATATACGAAGAACAGACCATATTACATCTGCAAAAAAGAACAATCGTTATACAAATGATGAAGCGTTTAGTGATTTTATAGATAAAGCAGACATGCATAAAGATATTTATATTGCTACTGATAATAAAGCAACGTATGATGTATTTAAGAAAAAATATACTGACAGAATAAAATTTGAGTATCATCAAACAAATAAAAATTGTTTACGAGAAACATCATTGCAAGATGCTATCATCGATATATATATGTGTGTCTATTCTGATGCATTCATGGGAAGTGGCTGGTCCAGTTTTTCTGGTTTCATTCATCAATTACGATTGAATCATAAAGAATAACTAATATTGTTGTGCATTATTATTATACTATAATCACTAGATACACACGCGTAATTAAGGCATACCGAATTAGGTCTATTTATTTTACATTTTTCATAACCTTTTAATGAAGGTTCTATCAATATTCCTCTCCATCCCAATTCTTTCTCAAAAAAGGCAGTATTACTCTGAAAATAAACCATCATTTGCTCCTAATTCTATAAAAACTCCATTTTCTTATTAATAATTCTATTAAGCTTATCTTGCAAAGTAAACGAATGTAATAGTTCTTTTGTCCTGGGTTTTATATTAGGTGTTTTAATTCTATACATTGCCTTAACTATTTCTTTGTGATGTTGTTCATTTGTTTTCATATTTAATATAAAAATAAAATACCTATTTATTTAAATCAAATTTTTTATTAAAATATAAAATGATTTAATTACTATTTAAAATATAAAATATAAAATATATATATATATATATATAATGTATAATAATATTATAATAGTACCATATAGAAATAGAGAAAAACAATTAAATTATTTTATGGAAAATGTTGTTCCGTTAGTAAAAACAAATTTACAAAATACAAAAATAATAATAATAGAACAGGAACAAGGGAAAATTTTTAATAAAGGTGTATTAATGAATATCGGGTTTAAAATGTATAAAAATAAAACAATATATTTTATACAAAACGATATAGATTTAACACCTAAAAAAAAATGTTTAGAAGAATATTATAGTAAAAATATAGAAAATAATGAAGTATTAGCAATATTAACATCACCGTGCAATGTATATGGGGGAATAATTAAAATATCTAATGATGCTATACATAAAATAAATGGATATCCAAATGATATATGGGGGTGGGGGTGTGAAGATAAAGCATTACAAAATAGAGGAGAGTTTAATAATCTAAAAAAAACTACAATATTTATTCATAACAATAAATTAAGAGATGATGAATATTTTAAAACATTTGACGATACTAAAGATAGAGTAACAACATATTTGAATAATAATCACCGAATTCATTATTATAATTTTCAACATTTAGATAATAATGAAAAAAATGAAAGAATTAATAATAATGGATTAAATACTTTAGAATATACAATAATAGAGAGAAAAAATTTAAATTCAATAGTAGAATTAATAAAAGTAGATTTTTGATAATTACTTATGTTCGGGACTATAAATATAATCTTTTAAATTAGTAATTGTATTGGGATAAATGTAATTATTATTCAATATAATACCAATATAAACATCTTCGTATATAACATTATCAATAATATCATCAGTAGTTTGTGAAATATATTCTAAGGATTTACGAGAACAAATATAACCATATCCACCTTTACACCATGGAACAAAAATACCATTATATGGTTTATCATTAAAATAACTATTTTTACTACATTTACCAATATGCCATTTACGATTTCCTGCTACTGATTGCACGTTACCACAATAATCAGATAAAATATCTATTGATAATAGTTTTTTAATCATCATATCTTCGTCTAATTTACAAAAATGTGAATATTTATTAAAATCTTGATTATTATAAATATATTTATAAGTTTGAATCATTTTTTCAGGTAATCCTTCATAAAAATCATTACATTTTAATTCTAATATTTTTTTTTCATTTTGATAATTAGTATGTTTAAATCCACCAATTATAATAATATAATTTGAATTATTTAAAAATTTCATCATAGAATGTATTCTATTGTGTTTATTTATATTTTTTTGACAAGAAATAAATATATATAAAATCATATTATAGATTTTATATAAATTAATATTTTTAATATATTTATTTTTAATATATTATTAATCAAAAATTAATTATTCATAAAAGTAAATAATGGATAGATATTTTAGAAAAGATAAATGTTCAAAGTAAAACATATTAATAACTTATTAATACCAAAAGTTTAATTGTTTGTCATTTCTCAGCAACCAAACCATAAAACTAAATGAACTCGACGGAGTTCCAAAAAATTCGGTGCATCTTGAAAGGCTGAACATTTCACATACAGCGTTTTTAATTCCAAATGTATTTCTATCAAATTTATCTTGATATGTATTTCCAAAGGGTTCTTTAAGATAATTTACTTTATCACCATATTTTTCTATAATTTTTTTTTCGAAAACACTATCATCACAAGATAAGTAAATCTTATATGTAGGATTTTTTTTCAAATAAGTCGATAAAAAATCAAAAACTTTATATTTAGGGGTTAATTTAAACCCCCCGTCCGCTGTTCTAATATGAATTCCAATCGTTTTATTTTTTTGAAAAAAATCAGAATCAATTTTGTCTAAAATAGATTTTTTAGGTTTTAAATATTTAATAACATCTCGGATTTCCTCGATTACTGAATCGATGGTTAACGTTTTACATGGATAAGGGATATATTTATTAATTATGTTATCACTTTTATATGTAATTAAATGAACTATTTTATTAAATACAGAATTACCTGTTCCATTACAGTAAATAATATTATTTGCATAATTTCTATCACTACCGGACTTATTATATATTGTATTATTACTATTACTTAATTCATTTGAAAATTCTTTATGTGTTATGAATTGTATTTGTTGGATATCTTCAAATAAATCAGTAAAATTATATATTATTTTTTGACCTACATATGAAAGTTCATACCCCCAAAAGCATTTTATAATTTCGCCTTCTTTTTTAGCAATTCTTAGCAAGCTAATTAATGGAATCAGTTTATTGTTTAACCCGCTATGAACGTGTATATAAAACGGCATCTATAATATAATATGCGTTATCTTTATCTTTATCTAAAAATAAATATATTAAATTATTATATATTTTTACTAAACGACCATAAAACTGGATTCACTTTGTCAAAAAAAATTGTTAAAATAATAAATAATAATAGTCATTTACAAATTAAAACCAGAACTTTTTATTTATTCTGGAATAAATTTAACGAAAAAAATAAATATATTATATTAATAAGAAATCCTAAAGAAATTATATGTTCAGGATATCTTTATCATAAAAAATGTAAAGAGTCATGGGCTATAAATAAAAATAAAGGTTACCTTGAATGGTGGATAAAAAACGGTTATTTTACAAAACAAAGTATAAAAGATAATAAAAAATATATTGAAATATCAAAAAACTTTTCAAATCCTGTTTGTTATCAAGATAAACTTAATAGTTTATCTCAAACCGAAGGTATAGTAAAAGAAATGAAATGTGCAGCATATTTAACAATAATAGGAATGTATAATTTAATTCTTAATGCAAAAAAATATAAAAATATACTGATTTTAAAATATGAAGATTTAGTTTATAATTATAATAATTCTATTACTCAATTATGTAATTTTTTAGACTTAAATAACAGTTTAACAAAAAAAATAAGAGTAAATTGTTTGCAACATAATCTAATTTATCAAAAAAATAACAATAATATTACAAATCATACAACTAACAAAGATGTTAAATTAAACAGATATTTAAACTATTGGAATGAAGATATAGAAAAACAATTTACCAAATTATTTCCGATAAATTTAATGAATGAATTAGGATATTAGAATTTATTAAGTTATATAATAATAATAATTATATTATTATAATTATATGCCTTCGATAAACTATAAATTTTTGACAAGTTTAGAAGATGATTATAAAAAATACACTAATTTCGTTGAAACTGGAACATACCATGGAGAAACCATATTTTGATAAATTATATACTATTGAGATAAAAAAAGAATTTTACCAAAACGTTAAGAATCGATACAGAGGTAATAAGATTAATTTTCATTTAGGAGATAGTTCATCTGTTATGAGTACAGTTATGAAAGAAATAAAGGGCAAATCTATAATATTTTTAGATGGTCATTGGAGTGCTGGTAATACTGGAAGGGGTAAGAAAGATTGTCCTTTATATGAAGAGATAAATAGTATATTCTTATATCATAAAGATGAAGCAATAATTATTATAGATGATGTTAGATTGTTTGGTACAGGACCAAATAAAGGAAATCATACATGTAATTGGGAAGATATAAATATTGAAACTATTATAAATAAAGTAAGTAGTAGAATAATTAAACAATATTATTTACCATCACGACTAGATTCAAAAGATAGACTTATTATAAATATAGGCAATATTTCAAACTAAAGTAGATATTAATGCTATATCTCTAATATCTTTTTCCTCGGCTCTGTTTTCTTTCATTTTTTTAACTATATTTAAGGTTGCGAATTTAAAGCCATTTAAATAAAAATGATTCTGAGGATTATAAATAATATCGTCTTTATTAATATGGTAATAATTTTCCCACTTACCATCATGCAGGCCTATGTTTTCAATATTTATAGAAATATTTTTGTTACTTAGATAATCCACATCCTTTGCATTTCGTAAACTGAACATTTCCATAATTAGACTTGATGTCAGACAATAATCTTCATTATTATCTTTTAGTTTATTAAAATAACATGTTAACGTTCTTTTTGTTTTATTAGTTATATCGTTATTTCCATTATTTAAAAAATATATAGAATTTTGATTTAATAACGAAGAAGCAATTCGAAAAGTATCATTAGTAAAATCACTTATATGTAACGAGTGTTTACCGATATTAAATAAATCTCTGCATTTATTTTTCATTAGAACTAGATTATTAGTATCAATCATATCAATAATAATACAAATTGTAGGATTTTTAGAATAACATAAATCAGTTTTTGTGCTAACTCCTTTTGGAAAAAGACCACCAATCCAAGTTTCCCCTCTATACATTTCTTTTATTAAGTTATTATAACCTTTTTTAGTTAAATTAATGTTTTTTGTATAGTAGATATAACCAAATTGTTTTATAATATTCATAATTTTCATTATTTTATTTGAATCATAAGATATCGGATGTACAACCATTATTCTAGTATTTTTGTTTATTTTAATATATTCTAGAGCCATTGAATCTGAGTATACTATATCTAATGATTGAAAATCTTTTCTGTTTAAAAAAAAATCATAATTATATAGCGAACAAGCAGTTTTATTTTCTATTTTAATATGTATATTTTTCTTATAAAAATAAGATGTCATAAGTCTATGAGCACCATTAATTATTGTATTATTTAGCCCTATAGGAATTGCATATTCTTCTATAAAACCAGAACTTTTTATACTTTCTATAATCTTATCAAATGATTCTATAAAATCCTCTATACTTGTCTTTGTTCCTGGATATTCCCAACAATTATTAAATGTAATGATATGATTTTTATATAATTCTGTAAAAAATAATACTTTATTTCTTACATTATAATGTTTAATATATAAATATTTAGCCATAAGATCAAATCTATTAGAAGATATTAAATAATTGTAGTCTGGAAATTTTATTAATTTATGAGTCATTTATAAATACATATTATGTAATTTTTATATATTAATTTTTAAATAATATATAGAGATTAATTATTAATTTTTTGTTCGATTGTTGGCCAAATATTATATTTATGTAATACTTATAATATTTCCACAGATATATAAATAAAAATATTAATATAACATTAAATATTAAATCATCTAATATATATATGAATAATTGGGATAAAATCTGGATAAAAAAAGGCGAAGAAGAAACAAATAATTTAAATATTTTAAATGGTTTTAATGTAAATAATATTAATTATACAAATAAAGATTTAGTAAATTATATTATAAACATTTGTGATATAAAAAACAAAGATTCTATTTTAGAAATCGGTGCTGGCGCAGGAAGATTAGGCAAATATTTTTTAGAAAAAAATTATAACTATAATGCTGTAGAAAAATCACATTCATTAGTTAATAAATTTAAAATGTTGGTACATAAAGATAAAATAAAACACTCATCTGGTGAGAATATACCTTATGATGATAATTCATATGATATAGTATTTTGTTGGAGTGTTGTCCAATATATAAACAATATTTCACAATTTAAAATATTTTTGAATGAAATGGTTAGAGTATCCAAACGAGTAATATTTATAGGTGATGTATATGAACAATTAGAAAATGTAGACAATAAAAATTATACTTATAAAATGTCTAATTTAAAACATTTAACTATACCAAAAAATTATTTTCATAATAAAAAAAATATAAATATAACATTAAATATTGAATCATTTTATATAGAACAAAAATATAATTCTTCTCCAACAAGATATAATATAATTTTAAATATTGATAAATCAATTAAACATCTTACTATTTTAAAACATTTTTTTAGTAAAAAAGATATAGTAAATATAAAAAAAGAAATAGAATTTTTAGAAAAACAATCGGATAAAAAAAATTATATACGAAAATATTATGAATATCAAAATGAAGATATTCTATCCAGAATAGAATATTTTGTAAATTATTCTATAATAATGAAAAATATATCTAATATTTTTTTTAATAATCAAAAATATATTTTAATGAAAGATAAAATTAATTTTAAATATCCCGATGGTGAAGGATTTAAACCGCACCAAGATATAGCTTCTGGCTGGGGAAAATATAGTAAAAAACATTTTACTGTAGCAATTCCCATCGTTGATACTTATCTAGAAAACGGTTGTTTATGGTTTGCAGATATTAATTGTGATAAAATGTTAACAAAAGAATTTACAGATTTAGATTATTCTATAGTTGAAAAAAAATTATATAAACCAGCTATAACCGATATAGGTGATGTAATTATATTTGATTCGTATATTCCTCATAAATCATTTGTTAATACGACAGATAAAAAAAGAATAATTTTATTTTTTACATATGTATTAATAGATAATGATAACGACGATGGCGATATTTATGAACGTTACCATGAAGATAAATTTAAATCTGTTCCACCAAATATATATAGAGATAACGAATTAAACATAAAATATAGATCAGGAAATACAAATGCTAAAAGATAATTAATCATTATCGGCATATATTTTTTTTTCATAATAAACAGTTCCCTTATCTCCATGTTCATTTACATCCACATTACCCCAAATTTCATAAAAATAATTATAATGTAAATGTGTTATTGTATCATTCCAATTTTTCATATTAACATGTTTAATATGGGGATAAAAATGTTTAAAATATTGTATAGATTTAGTCCAATTCTCTTCTTTTAAATAGTTTTGTTTATCTTTTTCAGCTATTTTTACAATACAATCACCTATATCTGCGCGTCGTAGTAAACCATTTTTTTGTATATGATTGCCCCAAGGTGTTTTATATCTACAAAGAGCCGAACTATATTTTGTGTGTATAAATTTAATGATATCTTCTTTATTAACATTTATTAAATCTCCACAAACATAAACTACATCGCCTTTTACAGATAATGCAGTTGTAATCGTAGTTTTAGCATAATCGTCTTTTGAAATAAGTATTGCAACAATATCTTTATACTTATTTTGAACATGATTTAATAATAACGTATTGTTTTTATGTATAACTATATATAAACTTGTATCTTTAATCATACAAGCTTCTATTAATTTATTAATTAATATTTGACCATTAAACGTTTCTAAGTGTCTTTGTCTATTTACTTTAGGAGGACCCGCTGCTAATATAACTATATTTGTATTCATGTTTATTATATATATATATTTAATTAATTATTTAAGTATATATTTAATAATTAAGTGTATATAAAATGAAAATTAATTATATTATTTCGTTGGGTAAACAATGTCATACGGCTCAATTTTTAAAAGATAATAAATTAAAAAAATGTTCTTATCCATTTGATTGGATATTTTCTTGGCATCAGTCTCATAATTACGGTAAAAATCATATTATAGTAGATTGTTTAGATAATCATTTTAAAATATTTCTTAATAAAAAATATTATAATGGAATAAGCCATGAAAAGTATGGAGAAAGAGTATTTTTACATAGGTCACCTATATCTCATGATGGATATGGATATTATGAAAGATGTGTTCAACGTTTATATATGTTATTAAAAAAAAAAGAAAGAAAAATGTTTATGATAATTAATACAAATAATTCAAATAAAGATATTAATTTAGATTCTATAAAATATTTAAATAATATTTTAAAAAAATATACAGAAAATTTTGATATTCTTGTTATAACACATAAAATAAATAAAAAACAACAATATAGTTATGGAATATATGATAATAATATACATTATTTTAAAGTATGTACATTATCTTCAAGTAATGGAAGGAGGTTTGAGAATGATTTAGATAATGTTTATTTACAAAAAATTATTTTTGATCATTTTGATTTTGAAATTCTAAATTTATAAAAAAGAGTTTTTAATTCGATTAATAATTGTAGTCGTATTAATACCTTCATTATAATCAAAACGAGTAAACTTTCCTAGTTCTATAGCATCTTTATGTTGATAAAAATATTTATTGTTTTCACTTTCCGGATGGGCATGTATGACCATATCAATATTATATTTTTTTATAAATTCTTTGGTTACTATAATAGGAGCATCTAAAATAACCTTATCTACATATTTTATAGAATTGAAAATATATGCCCGTTCTTTCATATTCATTATAGGTAAGCGTTTCCATTGTTTACTTGTTTCATCTGAATGTAATCCAACATACACCAAACTATTTTTTTTAAATTTTTTACATTTCTCTAAATGCTTTATATGATTTGAATGACATAAATCCCCAACCATATCTGTATAAATTATATATGAGTCCATAGAGTTTTATTATAAAATATTAGTATAAATGACTTTAAATATAAAATAATTTCGCTCTAAATCTGTTTTCGAAACGTTAAACTAATACGAGTATCTTTATTGTTATTTTTTTCGACTTCATGTGTCCAGTATTTTTGAGACGACCCAGCCATTATAAATATAGAGTTTGGTTCTAAATTCCAGCTAAAATTCAAAAAGTTATTTTTTTTATCTTGCTTTGACATTCCTTTATTATGACCTTTATATAGGACCCTTTTGAATGATATTTTAGTAGGAGAACCAATAGAAATTCCTGCAATAAAAGGTTCCTTACCAAAAGCTTTATCCGTATCTCGATGAGGTCTAATATAGTTATTTTCTAAATATTTATTTATAAGACAACTATTAAAATCAGGGATGTTTATCCCAAGTTTTTCAAAATTATATTGTTTTAATCTTGCGGTAATAAGCTTTTGGAAATTTACTAGTTCTGTAAAATATTCATTACTCTCCCATCGTTTATACTTATTCCCCCATTTGTTACAAAAATATTTATTATCTTGTTGATACCATTTTTGATATCTTATAATTTTAGTTTCGGTATAGTTATAGTTAGGTATAAATTCTATTTGAGATAGCGTAGTTTTCAGTTTTTTTATCTCCTTATCAGTTATAAAATTCGGGATATAACAGAAGACACTTTCAGTATCTTTAGGTTCACCTATTATATTTAATAACATCACTTATTAAAAATAATATAGAAAATATTAAAATCAATTTTAATATAATATTAAATTAACTGTTAATCTTCTATAGTAAAATGTAGATGGGTTTTTTTCATTACTATAATAGTATAAATAAATCTACTATAATAATATTTCAGCCCTTTAATAAAAGTGTGTATATTGTATAAGGGGGTAAATAAAAATTTGATATGGGTTGTGTGTGTGAGGGAAAGGATTAATTGTATTGAGAGGCGTGAAACAACTATATAAAGAGATATGTTTTCAGTAAAGATTCGTTCGCAAGTGGAGAAATTTGTTTTTGAGCAGCGTTCATCAAATCCGGAGTTGTCTTCTGAGGAAGTATTGGATCGTGTGTTGACGATGTTTGATGCGGTTGTTCCTGGGCGTGAGTGTACTGCTGCGGCGGGTGAGAGATGTCTTGCTCGGGTTTGGGGAGGAGGTGTGGGAGGGCAGTGCATCAAGTCGAAGATGTCGGGTTCTGATTACTGCAAGCCGTGCGGTAGGAAGTCTGATGTGTGCTCAGTCGCGGGAAGTTTTACGAAGGAAGGGAAGCACAAGGGGCTTTTTTGGGGTCGTGTGGACGAAGGGCGTCCGATGATGTCAGCGGACGGTATAGGTCTGGCAATCATGTGGCGAGACGAGGAGGGAAAGAAGGAGGCTCGAGAGATGCTGGAGAGCGATGAGTGCGCGGGTTGGCATCCATTCTGTACTCAGCCGGGATGCCGAACGGCTGACTGGGATGCTCCTTTGAGTAAGACGGTTCCTCGTAAAAAGAAGGGTGGTTCGAAGAAGAAGAAGAAGGGTGGTCCTCGTCTTCGTACGGCGAAGCAGCGTTGGATGTCCCAAGGCGGGCGCGCTAAGATTCAGAAGTCTATCCGTGACGTGAGCGAGCAGACTGGAAAGTTCCCAAGCTCGATTGTGAGCTTCTATATTGGTGATGGTTTCGACGTGGCTGCTGCGGTGGCTACAATCGAGGGTATGAGCAAGACTGAATGGGGTGTTTTCTGCGAGGAGAATGGACCGTTTGCACACGAGAAGTATGGTGTGGACGAACTGGGTAACTTTTCGGGAGAGCTCAAGGGGCAAATGCTTCTTGGGTCTGTTGGAAAGGCGGGTGCGGCTATGTGGAATAGTCTTTCCGACGAGGAGCAGGAGGTCTACGAGAAGGAGCGGCTTAAGGAGAAAGCGGAGCAGGAACTTCTGGAACCAAGTGATTCGAGTGGTTCGGATTCGGATTCGGGTTGCGTGGATGAGAAGACGGAGAAGACGGAGAAGGCGGAGGTGAAGGAGGCGAAGACGAAGAAGGAGGCGAAGACGAAGAAGGAGGCGAAGACGAAGAAGGAGGCGAAGACGAAGAAGAAGTCGAAGAAGAAGCCAGTAATCAAGAAGCCACCATCGCCATCTCCGGTTGAGGAGGAGGTTGAGGAGGTCGAAGTTTCCCTGGGTGAGGACGATATTGTTCATGGAATCAAGACGGATGATGGACTTATCGACGCCTACGTCGATGGTGATGGAACAGCTTTCGACATGGAGGGTGAGGAGCTCGGAGAGTACAACGCGGAAACGAATGAGATTGAGTAGATGTAGAGAAACTAATAGAAAAAAAAACAACACGATACCCCTTTATAAAATAACATTATTCTATAAAGGGCTAAATAAAAATTTGATTTTACGACTCTACTAGAGACATAGTATTACTAATAAATTATCACTCGGTTACTACTCGGTTACTACTCGCTTACTAAAATGACGTCAACTCGCCAGTCCGCCTGCTTCCTGATTGATAGCTCCGCTGTTGGACAGGTCATTCGCAACTGCTCCAAAATCCGCAAACAGCATGGAGATGGACCCTTCATCAAGGTTCACCAGAACACTTCTCAGCTGGTCGCACTCGATGAGTGCCGTCGCACCAGCCACACGGATGCTGGTAGCATTTACATGGTTTCGTGGGGTGGAAAATTGCTCAAGCTCCACATAGGTGAGGACGCGAGTCCCGATGCGGAGGGAAACATCCGGGTCACTCTTGTGGAGGCAAGTTCCTGGAACAAGAGCACTACCATCGACATGGTCAGCGCTCTCTGGAAAATCGCCGTGAGCAAGCAGCAGATTTTCAAGGAGCACTACGATGTTGAAGGTTCTGCGCAGGACAAGGGAACTGTCGTCCGCATGGTTATTGGTCGCGGAGGTGCAAACCTCCGACGGCTGGTTGCTCGCCGTGGGAAGGCCTACGTTGACCGCGATGCGGGCCCAAACCGCTTCCTCATCGTCGCAAACACGATGAAAGATGCTCTGGGCATCAAGCATGACATCCAGCGCGAAGCTCGCAAAATCTCATCAGATGTGGCTCACCGCAGCATCATCCCCGCTCACCCCGCTTCCAAATTCCCAAAAACCGACAAGCAGTCATGGTTTGGTCTTTTCGCAGATGCGGGTGAGGAGAGTTCCGACGACGAGGGAGATGTCGACGCTTACGCCCAGTCGGGACCGCGGCCACGAAACTTCGGCGGCTCAACACCAAGCTCCTCAAAGCCCACCCTTGCGGAAATGCTCGAGGACTCGGCGGCGCGTGGCGATGCCTTCAGCGTTTCGCCTGCTCTTGCCGCAAAACGTGCGGATGAGGAGCGAATCCGCATGGTAAAGCACGTAGATACGTCCAGTAGCGATGACGACATGCCTCCTCTAATCTTCGGTGAGGGAGAGGACATCTTCTCCGCCATCGCGGAGAACTGCGGGAACACAGATGAGTGGGGAATGGAGTAATACAATAAAAAGAGAAAAAAAGAGAGGTAGAGAGGTAGAGAGATAATAAAATAAGAAAGATATAAAAAAAACTACATTTAACCCCTTTATAAAAACCACCATATTATATAAAAGGTTGAAATCGTTTTTTTTGTCATTTTCTATAGTTACAATAATATCCCATAGACATTTTCTATATTATATAAATGCAGTAATTTTCGAGACATAAAATATATCTATTACATAAATTATTCATCTCACTAAAATAGTCATTTTCTATAGTTACAATAATATCACCAGAGTCATTTTCTATAGTTACAATAATATCACCACAGACATTTTCTATAGTTACAATAATATCACCACAGACATTTTCTATAGTTACAACAATATCCCATAGTCATTTTCTATAGTTACAATAATATCCCATAGTCATTTTCTATATTATATAAATGTAGTAATTTTAGAGACATAAAATATATCTATTACATAAATTATTCATCTCACTAAAATAGTCATTTTCTATAGTTACAACAATATCCCATAGTCATTTTCTATAGTTACAATAATATCCCATAGTCATTTTCTATATTATATAAATGTAGTAATTTTCGAGACATAAAATATATCTATTACATAAATTATTCATCTCACTAAAATAGTCATTTTCTATAGTTACAATAATATCCCATAGTCATTTTCTATATTATATAAATGTAGTAATTTTAGAGACATAAAATATATCTATTACATAAATTATTCATCTCACTAAAATAGTCATTTTCTATAGTTACAATAATATCCCATAGTCATTTTCTATATTATATAAATGTAGTAATTTTCGAGACATAAAATATATCTATTACATAAATTATTCATCTCACTAAAATAGTCATTTTC